TTTAATAGATGAGCTTACAAGGTTCCCGCTAAAAAATCTTGAATATTGTAAAGTAAATTGATTTTTAACACTAGGTCCTCCTGGCCTTTTAACGGTCACTGAAGCCCCTTTGGGCATAAAGACTGTTTCACCATTGGATTCAAATACTAACCTCTCAGAATGGCGTGGAGCAATTTTAAGAGCCATTCCTGACTCCATCACAGACGCTTTGTTTTGAAATACGTGTTTCCTTTGTTTTTCTGGTCCAGGGACAAATGTTTTTGATGGTTCAAATTTAAAATTAACTTTAAAAGATATTCCTGCAGAATCTAAAGATGTTAGACTAAACAATCTATCATTTGCGCTTCCAGTCTTACCCCATTCATATACATGGTGAAATGCTTTTGGCTTTGATCTTGCTTGTGAATCTATGTATTGCCCAAAATCTTTTTCTATTTGATTAAACACTACCTTTTTAAAAGTACTTTTAAACTTTTTGCTATTGCTTAATTTGGCAATTACATTTGCTTGATAATATAAGGCAGCAGAAATTTGTGCAATATTACTGTCTTGAATAATTCCCTTTGGGCTTTTGTTATACATTAATCTTTCAAGACCAGAAGCTGCTTGAAGCAGCATTACGTTAGATTCCAATTTGCTGATTCTCCGATCTCTTTAGAGAAGAATTATAACCAATTACTCTACCAAATGGATCTGTTATAGGACTACTTCCAATAACTTCAAATACTGTGGGTGTCTCTGATGGATAGTCCTGCTCTGTCCAAATTGATTTTCCGTCCCTGTCTTTAATGTTTGAAACCTTGTGCCTTAAAGATATTTTACTTTCGGTACGAACTTGAATGTTTTGCTCGTTTTTGTATTTGTTAGAAAAGGATTGGGTGTCTCCAGATCTAGAAGTTGAAGAATTACTTATAATGCTTTTTGCATAGCATGGAATTGTTGAATAATAAGACCATTCTTTTTTTATAGCACCAGTATCATCATCCTGAATATCTGTTTGTCTATAGATATCCAAGTTCATGGGCAACATGGACTGTATTAAATCTATCATTAAATTACTACCATATTACTTAAAACATATGAGCTTAGTAACTGGTCTGCGTAGGCATTTCCAGTTCCAGCATATGCGCTAGAGCTATATTCAAATTTCCAATCAAATGCTTGAACATTTTTTGCGTATTTGTTTCTCCAGATAGAATCTTTAGAAAAGTAATCTTTCATTAACTCAATACAAGCTTGGCTAACTTCTGTTGGAACCCTGTCCCATCCAAATTCACCATGAATTGTGTATCTAATATTTTTTCCAAATAAAGAACCTTCGCTATCATTAACGCTAGGTGGCACAAATCCATTTGCAGTATAAACTGCATTGTCTATTGAATTAGTTTTATCAATTCTAATTCCAAAACCAGTTTCTGAAATAATTGGATTAAATATCCAGTTGTTAACAGCAGGAACAGATTGATTGTCAATTAAAAGGATATCGTTAGAATACAGTTTATTTAGTTTATTTATTTTATAAGGTAATACTAATACGTCTGAGTCTGATCCGTATACTACTTCTACGTCTTGGTATAAATAAAACTCTTGACCTGTATGTCCTTCTATAATTTTTCTAGCATATCTCTCTGCAGATTGAATCTCTTGATAATTTTTATAATTTGGATCGCTAGGGTCTGATCCGAAATTTAGATCTTGCAAATGTTCATTAATGTTTATGTAAGGAGTGACTACATCAACATATGATGCATGGTATCCCTCTGTTCCAGAAATTGAATACGACCAAACTAGCTTGAAACTTCTATTTCTTTCCGTATAGTTAAAAGGCAATATGACTTGATACGATCCAGAATCTGTTTCTACGCTAGTGGCCGTAAGTGTTGTTAAGATTGTAGTTGGGGAAATGGCAGGGACTATAGAAGGATCCTCTGTAACATCGTAAACTTTTACTGTAACTGTGTCTGGACTGACAAGTTCAGACTCCCAATATATTTTGCTTTTTATTGGAGTCCTACTATTTACATAAATCTCTGCCATTTTAAAAGGTTAAATTAACTGTAGAAGTCTTGAACTTCCCTTGGGGTAGCTAATCTAAAACCTTCCTCCTTATCAAAAATTTCTTGAGCAGCTTCTGCAGACATTGCAACGAATGGATGTTCTTTTGTAAAAGTAAATCCTAAAGCATCGTATCTGTAATTGTCTCTTTCCATCTTAACTAACAAAGAATTTGGATCTATTTCCTGATTTAAATCAAATCTTGGTAATACTTCAATTTCTTCTTTAGCTTCTTCAACATCTTTAATTGCTTTACTATACACTTCCCAGGTTACCCCGTCTTCTGTTAGCGCCGCAATAATGTCGGCTTTTCCTTTTAAATCACTTGCGTCTACGCCGAAGTCTTCGGCTGCCTGCTTTAATTCAGATAATTTCAATGTCTCGAATGACATATGTTCTCCTTTTGGTTAGGTCGTTTAATTATATCACTAGTAAATTCAAATGAAAAGCCCCCAAATTAAATTGGAGGCTTTTCTTTAGATAAATAGATTATTTCTTAATTAAGAAGCAACCTTAACATCTTTTACAACTACCCAAGCATCTGGTTGTTCGATTTGAACGCCAACTCGAGTATACATTGTGTACTCAATGGAGTCCTTACGAGGCCAGAAGAATCGGTAAACAGTTACATCACGCTTGATACCAATAACTACGTTATTTGGGAATGTCAAGTGGATATCTCCGTGTGAACCTGATGGGCTTGCATATGAACCTGTTTGTGTCTCAGGAAGAAGTGGTACCTCAACAATTGGAATACCAAATGCGAAAGGTGCTACATATCCTGCTGCTCCACCAAGTCCTGGTGTTGCACCACGGATAACGCTTGATGCGATATCTTGTGGGATTGTGTTGTTTGTTCCAATGCTGTTAGCATATAGGAAATCTTGGATTAGGTTTGAACCTGCCAAGAAGCGAAGGTCTCCACGACGTTGCATGTATTTACGTGGCATTGCTTTTAATGCCTTGTTAAATAGCTCACGAGAAACTCCAGCTCCAGCTCCAGCTACAACTCGACCATTGGCCTTAGCTTTAGCTACAACTCCTTGGAATGCCTTGTACAGAGGATCTGATCCGCTGCCGACACCATTAAGGATTACATCCTCAATGTCGTTTCCTGCTTGTGTTGCCATCAATCGTGCAATATGATCTTCTAGATCTGCACCCTCAATGTTGTCTTCTAGAGACTCAGTTGAAAGCTCCCAGTCTAGACGCAATTTCTTTGTTGTCAAAGAAATCTTTGAGAAAGTAACTGCTGCGTTTTCTGCAGTGTTATCTCCTTCTGTTGCAAGTTTCATAAGCTTTTCGCCTACTGACATGCGGTCAATTTCTGCAGTGTCTGCTCTCATTCGAACGGTACGTGCGACTTTTCCAATTACGGTTGCATCGAACATATAGTCTAAGAAGCGAGCTGACTGCTCTGGGTTAAGTAGACCACCGTTTCCGTTTTCGGAACCAGCGTGTGTACCTGTACCACCAGTTGTGGACGCAAAAGTACCTGTTGCTGTTGTACCAGCTGCGATTGCCTTTTCTAATGTTTCATTGCTCATTATTTTATTTCTCCTTATTTCTTACTTTATTAGTTCGTTTACGGAACCGAGGAAAGAACCGTTCCATTTTGATTTTTGGACTTTTACTTCCCTAGACCCGCCAAGGTCTGAGGACTTTTTAATTGCAGTCTCTGATTCTACTGCATCGACACGCTTTTCTACTCCATCAATCGTGTTTCTGATGTTCTCAACAGTTTTGCTGAGCTCTGAGTGTTGTTCTGCCAACTCTGTAATTTTGCTTTCTACGCTTTTGCTTAAAATTTCAACTGCATTTTTAATAGTTGTAACTTGTGCTGCGTTTTCTTCTGAAGCTTTGTTTAGAGTTTCTGAGAAAAAGCCTTTTAAATCACCTAACATTTTTGCAAAATCAGGTTTTTCAACAACAATCTCATCAGAGATGTCTGTTGCTTTTTCAACGATTTCGGCAGAAGCATCTACTAATACGTCTTCTGTAATAGCTTTTTCAATTGTTGCTTCTGCAACAACTTCTACTTCTACTGCTGCGGTTTCTTCAACCACTGCGGTTTCTGTGTTTTCTGACACTTCATTACCTCCTTGTGCGTTTGCCTGTTTTGCGATTGTTTGTGTTTCAGGCAACGTTAATCTTGACTTCTTAAATGAAGCAAGAATCTTTTCTATTTCTTTTGCTTTGTTTATATCATCAGTTTCTACCCAACCAATTAAACTTGCTTGCTTGCCAGTTATTGGGGAATTGAATTCAGCGTCTGTTGACATAAATACAGAGTCGCTGTCTTCACAATAAAAAATATTTTCTGTTTTTAAGTTTGTAGAAATTCCTTTAAAAATTAATTGTCCATTCATTTTTTCAATAGATAGAATATTACATAATTCGTTTGCTGGAGAATCTACTACTGACAGCTCCATCAAAGCATACTCTTTAATAAATCTAACTGTTTGCCCAGTTGCTTTGTTTACTTGATTGTCAGACTCTTTAATCTTTCCACCAATTGAAAATCCTGCAAGTGTTCCGTCTAGAATTTTTTCCCATGTATCTTGTGCGCCTTTTGAAATGTATGCATCTACATATACTCCACTATAAAAATCATTTGACTTTGGATCATAAAATGTTTCTGGTTTAAAAGAAACCATTTTGCCTACAGCGTTAGGACCATGCATCTCTCTAATGTTGCCACGGAATCTTTCAAAAGCTCTCATGCTTGCTTCTGCTGTAACTACATCTCCTGTTTGATCTACGTTGTCTAAAGTAGCAAAACCAGAGACGGTTCTTTTCTCTCGATCAACCTTTGTAAAAGGGACCGATAGGCTAATATTATCTCCATTGCTGGACCAATAAGATTTTTCAATATTCATATGCCTAATTTTATAACGGTATTGTATATAAGGCAAATACTGGTTGCCTAATAATTATTCGGTGACTCTTCCCCCACCTTTTTCATTTCTGCCCTCCCCAGAATTATCTGGTGAATTGGCAGATCTTTCCTGAGTTCTTTTTCTAGAATTTAGGGCTTGTGCGGTTTGCTCAGATTTTTCCTGAGCTTTTAAATCTACAACCTGATCCCCGCCATCTCGAGGAATCATTCCCTTCCTAATTCTAACTTCGTTAGGGGTAATTACCTGCATTCTTAAATATCTTTCATCAATTTTAGACTGGGTGTCTTCGTCTGTTAAAGTTAATTCATTAAACTTTAGCATTACCGCATCTGTTTTTTCTAATATAATTCTATTTAATTTTTTCTCTAAAATGTCTTGTGCTGGTCTACACACCTGCTCCTTAAACATTTTATCTGCGTCTCTTGCAGAGGCTAAACTAATTCCTTCTGGAACTCCTATTTTATTTATTGGAACTCTGTGGGCTAAAAGAATTTCGTCTCTGTTGGACTTACGATACACGTTAAATGATGATTCCTGGGTTCCAGCTTCAATTGGCTCCATTTTAAATTCAACTTTTGAATCTGGGCTATCTGCTGGAAGTGGGACATACAAGGACCTATGATTTTTTCCTTTTAATCCAACTTGGAAAAATTCTAAAAGTTTACGCTCTGACTCTGGAGAGAGCTTGGCTCCCTTAACGGTAATAATATATCTAGGTACGGCTTTGTTTTCAAAATAGTCTAAATTATACTTACCAGCAAATTCATTTCCTGCGGTTGCGTTTTGTGCAGAAACAATATCTGGCAATCCATAATAATTGTTCATTGGTGTGTATTTCTTTAAATGAATAATTTCATTTGGTCTATCTGATCCATCTGCAATAGGATTTGGTGTTTCTAAATCTGCAAAGTTTCTAAAGAACACTGCTTTTCCATAAAGAAGCTGAATGAATCCATCCCTTAGTCTACGAACACGCATGGTCTTTGCTGGTATATGTCCTATGTATCCAATGTTACCTGCAACCGTTCTTCCTATTTCAAGAAATCCATTTCCAGTTGCCTCTAGGTCAATATAGGCTTTTATTAGTGTTTCTGTGAAAGTCTCTTCTTCGTTGGTTTCTTCTAGCCAAGTATCTAAATCTTGTCTAAGTTTATTTAACTTCTTTCGAGCTCGATCTAATTGCTTTTGATCTTCAATATTATCTAGAGCATCATTTGCTTTTTTTGTTTCAACAAAAGTATACCCAAGTCCAACAATGTTGGCAACCTTTGCGTTAATTGCTGCATAGTTGTATGGTGAAATTTCATAAATTTTAGAAAGATATTCCATGTTATATGTTGGTTCAACCAAGTCAAACATTGCGTAACCAGTAACTGCTTGCTGCATGAGGTTCTGTTGTGTGGCTGTGCCGTCTTGACCAACAAATCTTTTTGATAACTCTCTAGACATTTTTCTACGAAAGTTATTGCCCAAACCCTGAACTTTCTTTAATTCTGATTCTGTTATATTGAATGGGTCGCTGTCTAGAACAGGGGCTTTGTTATGAAATCTAGAAAAGTCTGACGAGTCTGAAATATCTATGTTTTGAACAAAACTATTGTCTTCGTTTAGAAATTCTATCATTTGGATTTTCCTTGTCTTAACGCTTTCATTTCATCTTTATAGTTTCCAACGTCTAAAGCATCTGGGACTAATCCCCACTCTAATCTTTGTTTTTGATGCTCAAATTCTTCGTCATCTATCTTCCTTCTATTTGATAAAAATAAAGGGCTGCCTTCATAAATTCCATAAGATCTGGCTTCTCTTGCAAGAGCATCAATTCTTGATCTATTTCCTTTTAATGAGGTAATTGAAAGATAGTTGCCATCATCGTCTCCAACCCATCTTCCGTCAGGCATCTCCCAGACGTATATCCCTAGAGTTGTTTCTTCTACAGACGTTTGCTTAAAGTTTTTTATATCCATTGTTCCCTAAGTTTACCATTATTTCAAAATAAAGTCCAGATTTTTGCCATATCCTAAAGATATTTAAATATTTTGTACCACTATCCAGTCAGAATTAAAATAATCAACCGACAGCTCTGACATTTTACCTAGCTGATCTTCAATAATTGTACCTTGGGAAGACACATATTTATTAAAATGATCCTGAACTTTTTCGGCACTCAGGGCTGATTCATAAATAGCCAAATTCTGATATAGGCTTTGCCCTCCCAAAACGCTAGATTTATTAATAGAAATTTCTCCATATATGCTATTTTCAAAAACAATAACAACGTGGTGAAGAGAATCTTTTAAAAACAAATTATTTATATTAGTCTGGCTTGTTTTATCTACCCCATTAACGTATATCTTGGATATATTGCTTTTAGATATTGTATTGCTTGACCAAGTAAGGCTACTTTCACTGTACCCGCCTGTAGCAACAGATGTAACCAACCCTCCATTTTGAATAGAATACGGGGTATAAAAAAACTCTATCGATTTTGTTGGGGTTGTCGTATTTATATAAAACGATGAAAGATTTTTTAAGCTGATGCCGTTTCTGTTATCTGTAGAAAGTATTTCATATTTGTTATTGCTTACAGGGATGTCTTGCTGGCTGGCTATATAATTAGAAGAATTTTTTGAGTAAATTTTTTGATTGTTATAAAAGCTTATTGATAAAAATTTTAAAGATGGCAGGTATACGCTATCGTCTGATGTTGTAAAATAAACCCTAATATATAAATTTCTTGTTTGACTAAAAGAGCTTAATGAATACTGAGGTATCGGTTGTCCATTAACGCAAGATTGATAGTTTTGACCATCGACACTTACTGAAACAGAAACTCCGTTATCCCCGTCCCATTCAATTCTTGAAGAGTTCATCTCTGGTCCGCTTGGAATTGTAATAAAATCCTCAATAACAATAGATTGTGAATCTCCGTTTCCCTTTACAACACCAATAAATTCTTTTTGAGAGTTATAATATAAATTATTATCGTTAATAAAATACTGCCATGATTTATTGGCTGGATAGGAATAGGAATACTTTGCTGAAATTGATTTATCTGTAAGTTCAAAAAAATTACCTTGATCTGGGTAAACTATTTGAGTAGGGCTTAAAGATTTATTTTCTAAATAATGAGATAAAATTTGATCTTTAGTTAAAGAACTTCTGTAAAAGGATACACAATTTAAAAGCATATAGTCTAAACTATTGTTTACTGGTCCCGACTTTATTAAAATAGATTCATTTAAAAAAGAAAAGTTAGACAGATCTTTTTCTGCTTCTATCTTTCCATCTATATACAGTATAATTTTATTTTTACTGTATACCCCGACTATATGTAAGGATTTTTTTAAAAAAGGAACGGTGTACTCTATAGATTCTGTTCCTATTGAAAATACTATGTTTCCTTTTTTGTAAAATATTCCTATATCATTAGAAGAGTCTCCTACAATTGGTATTTCTAAAGAAGAGGTAGTATTTACCCTAACCCAGCATTCTATAGAAAATTGATCATCGGAAAAATTTTTAGTTGCAATACCATCTATATCTATGTAGGTAATAGCGGCGGTACCAGAAAGTTTTGAAGAGTTTTCTGCACCAATAACTAGTGGTAAATTTGTGTTATCTACCGATCCGACTATTGATACCTGATTGTCGAATCCAGAAATATCATCTGTTCCGCTTGGCCAAAAAGCCAGCGGGTTGTCTGATAAAACTCTAAGATTATACGACATGATTAAATTGTACCATCAAGGACTTTTAATATCCGCCTACGTGAAAGACCTGGCCAGACAAACTGGAAGACTTCTCATCAAAAAGTAGCTCTACTAGATTTGCTATATCAGTTACTGTATATTGTTGAGGAACAATTTGACCTAGCAATAAAGTTTGAAAATAAACTTCTGGCATGAATTTTGTAAATCTAGTTCTTATCGGTCCTGGGGCGATACAGTTTGGCCTAACTTTACTGCCGCAAACCTGTTTAGCTAAAGACCTAGTATAAGTTTCCAATGCTGCTTTAGATGCTGAATACATAGATTCTGAGTTTAAACTATGTGCTGCCAAGCTTGATATATTAATTATTGGTGTATGTTTATTTGGGTCCACAAGAGCAAGGAATTTAGATATAACATTGTAAGGACCTAAAATGTTAACATTCATCATTTGCTCTACTTGTGGAAAAATTTCTCCATAAGCAGGCGATGGCCAGTATGCTCCAGCACAATTTACAATTCCAGAAATAACAACATTCCTTGATTTTATAGTGTTAAATAAATCTTCTAGCTTTTCTTTATCAACAATGTCTGTTTGAATATACTCAAATGTATCGTTACTGTCGGAATTCCTAATGTGTCTTCCAACTCCAATAACCTCATGCCCTAAAGACACTAGTCTTTTAGCAACTTCGTTTCCTATTCCCCTGACTGCTCCAACTACTAAAACTGTCATTCTGTGCCATCCGAATAGTAGGCCTTAGACCTATTATGGTACCAGTTTGGAAGAGCGTATCTAATTCCAGAAGTTACTGCCGAGACCTCGTGTACATATATATAATTAGAAGGGAAAAACAATAAGCTTCCCGCTTCTGGCTTTAAGGTTACCCCTGCGTGTTCAAATTTAATATTTCCTCCTTCGTAATCGTCGTTTAAATAAAGTAATGCCGATAAAACTCTGCTGCTAATTCCGTGGTCTGAGTGTGCTGGCAAGAATCCTGACTCTTTATACTTTAAAAGATGCATTGTTTTTTCTCTTGATTTAATATTTTTTTGAGAGTATGGATAAATAGAAAAATAATCTTGTAATCCTTTTTCTAGTGCTCCAAATAATACATCTGATATTTCTTTTTGCTCGTTATAAAATAAATCATCTTTTGGAATATCTTCAGATTTTGGTATAAACTTTTGCCAGCAAAAAACAGTTTTTTCTTTTCCACCATGGTCGTAGTCCCATGGCTGCCACTCTCTAACATACAAGGACTCATACCCATTAGTCTCGCTTCTTTTTATTTCTAAGTCTTCAATTTTTTTAATTAAAGATGCTGGATCTGGTATTATATTTTTATAATAAGCCATTCCAAGTGAGAGAATTTCTCTATTCATTACAATACCTCAAAGTCTGGGTCAGCGAAATCTACTTTTGTAGATTGCATATAAAGTGCGGTAAATCTATTTCCTTTAGTTATTTCTTTTACTCCATGTAAGTATTCATATTTGTTTCCTGGAAAAAAAATAGCTGACAAGGACTTGGGCCTATGTTCAAAATTTTGTTTTGGGAAATAGATCTCTCCGCCTTCGTAGTCGTCATTTAAATAAATGACGGTGCTATATTCTATAAAAGGCTCTTTTTCAATTGCATCTATGTGAGGATTTCCACTTTGTCCTGGCTGCCACCACGATCCAAAAGCTTTGGTAACAATTACTTTGTCTTTTAAATTAAAAAATTCTTTTTGAATGTGATTTGCTCTTACTGAATATTTTTTTAATATGTCCATCACCCTGTTGTTATATGGAAAAGCAGTGCCACCATTTCTGTCTTTATAGTATTCTGGGTATGGATTTATTTTAGACGGAGATTGCATTTCTTCTATTAGAGCAAACGCATCTTGTTCTGATATAAAGTCTTCTACAATTTTTATCATGCTACTCAATTTATTACTCCTTTAAAGTTTAAATATCTCTCTCCACCGACTTTGTCCGTCAAGGACCCAGAAGGGTCATACAAAACATCATCTGTAGAAAATGGTAGTCTTAATACTTCAAATCCAAACAACTGCTTAAGGCTTGAACTCCATTTGCTCACAAACTCATTATACCCGTGATATATAGAAAAAGGCAAATATTCAATTTTATCTAGCTCAACTGTTTCATTTTTAAAAAATTTTGTTGGAAGGGCAAAAATTTTTATTAAATTAAAATATATTGATAGGTGCTCTTTTTCTCCATGGTACTTTAAATAACCTGGCAATTTGTTATATAAAAAAGATTTAGACTTTGTAAAAATAAAATCTTTGTCTATATATTTTGTTAAAGTTTCTTGAAAAATAGGCTCTTTTTTATATGAAATAATAAACGGATTTTCTAAATATGGGACTATCTCATGGTTTCCAGACAGGACACATTCTCCTTCTAAGCTAAGAAATTCTATTTTTTTAATAAGATCCTCATCCCAATTTTTATTTAGACTTACCCCGTCTCCGATTAACAAAAAGTATTCTTTTTTAAAAAGCCTATACCCTTCTTGTTTATGCAAAATTGGGCTTTTAATGCTATCCCATTTTACATATTTATAATAAATTTTTACATTTGGATATTTAGATTTTAAGATTTTTTTTCTATCAATATTATTTTGATCAATTATATAAAAAAATAAATTGTTTAAACCACTGGAGTTTTCTATATTTTTTTCAACCAAATCAACTAAATCTTTGTTCTGAAAAGAATACAAAACTATGCCAATGTCTTTCATTCAAACAGATCCGTAAAAATACTATCTTCGCTCATTGGTCCATTTGGAACCACAATAACATCATAGGCTATCGTCATTCTTGGTTCATCCTCGTACCAGTTACCTCTACCGTGGGGGTTACCAGTTTCCGATAAAATAGCCCTGTTGTTTTTATTAACATTTTCAAAGATATCTTTATTGTTAATTTTATAATAAGTACTTGAAGGCTCTGCTTTTACGCAATAGAATCCATGTAGCTGCGGAAATCCTGATCCGTCCATGTGGTCGTGAAAAAACGAACTTTCTTTTCTTGGGTCTACAGACTGACGAAGATCCTCTATTTTTTTATCTAAATTAAACCAAGCATGAGTAATAAATTTTGACGAACTATCTTTATACTCATAGTACTCACAAGCTTCTTTTGTCATGTCGGCAATAGCCTCTTTTAACTTTTTTATTTCTGGGTTGTCGAATGTCCAAAGATTATACTTGTCACTATTTTTTGTAGCAATAGCATCCAGAATTCCTGGATCTTGAGCTAGGGCTTTGTCTAAACCTTCTCCCATTTCTTTGCTTGCCTGTTCAACTAATTCATTATTTTTTTCTAACAAAAAACTATAAAGATTTTCTAAATTGTTATCTAAAGTTCTTTCAAAAAATCTTTGATCTTTTTTTTCTTTCATAATAGCGGAATCCAATGTTGAGGACTTGCTTTTGCTTCAATAATAGAATTTAGTGGCATTATGTCGTAGGCAATTGTAATTCTAGGACCTTCCCAGTCCCAATTACCCATAGCATGCGGATGACCCATTTCTGAAACAATCATCCTGTTGTCTATATTATGATTTTCAGTTTCTTTTTCAAAAACTTTATAATAAGTAATTGATGGTTCTGCTTTTACACAGTAGAATCCGTGGAAATATGGAGCATAGGGACCTCCGTGATCGTGCCAATCTAGTTTTCCAACTTCTGCATAATTTATATTAAACCATCCCTGAACCATATATTTTTGTTTATCAAAATCAATTTCATAATAAGAGCAAGCTTCTTTAATTACGCTGGACAGATGTTTATACAAATTATATATCCCTGGGTGATAGAATTGAAAAACATTATAGTCTCTCCATTTTATTGTAGATACGCTACCAGATTCTTTCCAGTAATCCGATTTGCCCACCTCGGTAATTCCTTTCATGCTTAAATTTTCAATTTTAGAATATTGATCTTGTAAAAACAAAGACAACTCTTTTAAGTCGTTGTCCAAAATTCTTTCAAAAAACTTGTGGGGTTTTCCACTAGGTTTATTTTTTCCAGACAATAGATACTCCATTTATTCCTCTTTCCTTGTGTAGGTTTTTCTTTTCCATACAAAGTCTTTATAGTATGAATATATTGATATTCTTCTTTTTTCTTCTTTAATCTTTTTTTGCACAATATCTTCTTTAGAATAATCTAATGACATTTCCCAGTTTTCTCTTTTGAATGGAAAAACTTGGAATATAGGAGTTCCTTTTTTAATAGTTCCCATAAAATTTCTTTTTAGAAAAAATGCTGTAAACACTGGTGCATTCCAATCGTCAGAGTCTATGATTCCAGAAAGAGTAGTAAAGGGTAGGTCGTGCCTATTGTGTGGGTGTGTAATTAAAATAGAATACCCTGGTGGAGTTTCGCAATGCCAAGGGATCTTCCATCCATAATGCATAGGGTGGTGTTCGTGTGGAACTGCAACCTCAACCATATTTCTTTTATCAACTAACATAAAACTATTTGTATTTTTAATAGAAGGAAACCCGCTTTTATCTAAAGTTACTTCAATATCATCTTCTAAGCAAAACATGTAACCTGCCGATAGGGAATCAAGAAATGGCATACACAATTTAGTAGAACCAGCACTACCATCAGTGCCTCTATCATTTACTGGAAACAACTTTGATAAATCATTAGATGTTTGAAACCTAGAAAGCTTTCTATACCATTCTGGCAATTTATTTATTGCAGGAGATGGTGGCGCATAGTCTTTTGGCTCAAAATTAAGATTAACCTCTGCTGGGGTAAATTTGATTATTAAATTGTTATTGCTCATTAATAATTTTTTGAATAACCTTTTCTGTAGCTTTTATAGAAATATAAAATAGTGGAGTATTTCTCTCTATTAACCTTATTTGTTTTTCATTAGATAAAAAACAAAAATCTATAAAAGTTGGTTCCTTTATTATATCATTATTATTGGTTTTTTCAAAGACTCCACGGCTCTCTATAACACAGATTACTGGGTCTTTTTGAATATTTTTTATGCTGTATTCTGCATAACAATCAATAATCCAGGGAACATATATTTTAAAAACTCTATCAGAGGCCTGCTTAAAATCATTTTGGTCTAACAATTCCTTAAAGCTTTCAATAGACAAAAACGATGGATAAAACTGCCTGACCATAGCTTTTTCGGATGCATAGAATATACTTGATATTTGTTTATTACTTGTGGGGTGTCCTTGCCATAAAATATCTGAGTAGTTCTTGTATATTAAATTAATTTCATTTTTAGAAACTACTTCTACTTCTGGCTTAATTCCAAAATTATCTACATATAGGTTTATTGGTTTTAATACATTGTCTTTATATTTTTTTAAAACTTGTTCCCAGGTTGCCCAATCATAAAAAACGTTACACTCTTTTAAAATATCTTTAAAGCTCATTGAAGACATTTCTAGCCAAGAGTTAGATTCAAAGGGTGCCCTTAATATGGGAAAACTTTTATTTATCGAAATATTTTTTTCGACCACATTTTTTTCCTATAACCATTTCTAAAAACTGATCTAACTGAAAGCTGTTGGGCTCTTATTTGTGTATCAGAATCTTTTTCTTTATTAAGAGAGCTTTCCCAGTCGTCTCTCTTAAAAGGAATAACTTGAACAATTGGAGTGCCTTGTTCAATTACTCCTTTAAATCCCTTTTCTACAAAAAAGGACAAGTAGCCGTCGGAAACATACTTATCGGTGTCTATTAGCCCTGGTATGGCTTGTAAGGGGCTCTTTGATCCGTGCATTGGGTTTACAAACAAGCAACTGTACCCAGCCTCTGTTCTGACAACCCACATTGGATGTATTCTTATAACCTGTTTGTGAAAATTATTAGGTATAGGATACTCCTGAATTTGTTCAGATAAATGGTGGGCTAATAAAAATTTCTGGAACTCTCTTGTATCGTTTGGAATATCAATTGTTAATGTGTCTCCAGTGGCATCTATGCTTAGATCCATGGGACAAAGCAAATAGTATCCAAAAGTCATAGAGTCAAAAACTGCTTGACATTTTTTTACTGTTAATAACATGTTACCACCGTGAACGGATGTATCGTCATTTAAATAGCTTTTTTGTTTTTTCCACCATTCTGGAAGCAATGAGGATACTGATTGAGGCTGTGGAAATATCTTCTCAAGACCTCTATATTTTGGAAGAAATTCAATTTTCATTAAGCTAACGGTATCCATTTCTGATAGTACTGTCTGTGTAAATTTTGTAGTGTAGCTACAGAAAAATACAAAAACATGCTGTCTTTATTTATTGTATCACAAAAATCTATTATATCTCCTTTATTAAACATAATCAAGGTACCCTCTAAGGTATCTACTTCTTTTTCATTAATTATCATTTTATTTCCATTACTTTTAATTACATATACCCCAGAAAAATTTAATCTTGTTCTGTCTGGGGTTGTAACCAGAAACTCACTAACAGATTGATCTAATATATTTCCTAATAAATAATAATAATTTTTTTCAAAATTTATGTTATTTATTTGACACTGTTCTTTGACAACTTTAGATATCTCTAGGTATAATTTATATATCTCTTTATGGTACATTCCAAAAAAGTTAAAAGTTCTATAATCAATCAAAGAAATTTTTTTTGTTTTAATTTTTGTTCTGACTCCCCATTTTGCAGATCCTATCTCTTCATACATGGAGTCAACCATATCTTTATATTGTTTATATAAGAATTCGTTTCTAATGTTTTCTAATTTTGTTATCATAATTTTTATTTCTCTAAAATTTCATTTGGTGTTTTTTCGTAAGGTCTAAGAGAATGCCAAGTTGCTGGCAAAATAGGATCTTTAAAATGCTCTAGATCTTGCTCTAGAATAATTTCTTTCGATTCTCCCAAAACTATATTTTCATTTTTTTTATTTTTAGATCTTTTAAATTTTAATGCCAAAATTAATTTAGCTGATTGTTTTTGCATATTAGAAGCAGCTTTGCTTGCAGAAAGACCTTGCCTAACTCTAACATTATATTTTGCCCACCAAACAGTATATCCTAATATGGCTAATGAAATATTTATTTTTTTTCTTCTATAGTAAGGCTGACAATAAACTCTGTTTACTACAGCATCTTTACAATTTTTTTCTTTATTGTCTTGTATGTTTAAAATATCTATCCATGAAGTAGGATAATCATTATTTATAAAATTAGAAAATATTAATGTTCCAGATGGATTTTTATTATTAAGGTAAAGGCATTCAATTCCTCTGTTTCCATGTACGTCTTGCATTAATGTCCATTGAATCCAGGATCCTTTTATGTATTTAGGATATTTTCTAAATATTGGAAAGATAAAACCTTTTGTTGATTTTGCGCCAACAAATCCCATATTATAAATATGCTTAATTAAATTAAGCATTTTTATTTACTAAGCCTCTGGTGTAGGGTCGGTATCTCCTGCTGTAGTGTCTTTCCATTGCTGGTAAAGCACCTCTAGAGATTCAGAAACGCTTTGATTTGGCTCGGTAATTACGTTAGGAGATGTTATATCTAGTCTAACTGAGTCGTGGACCAAAGAATTGTCTGTAAAGAATACGTCATAAGGCTCTGTGTTAATAGTAATAACTAACTCTGGTCCTTCTGAAATTCTTAGCTCAATAATTGGTTGCCAATCGGCAAATGTTGGAGAGTAGATTAAATCGCTTTCTACAATTTCATTTGCTGAAATAAATCTTGCTACTCCGTCTCTTTTAGCTAATACCCAGTGAGTATTTGTATATTTATTTCCATTAATTACATAGGTAGTCATTGCAATATTTGCTGAAATAGATACCACTGTTGTTTCTATATCAGTATTAATTTGTGGTGCAGCAGATGACCAAGATTCAATAATTTCTTCTAGTCCTACGCCGTCCATTGGCAAATCATCAATTGCTGCTGAGTACAAAATATCTCCTGCAGAAACGTTGTGAGCTAACACAAGACCTTCAGGAACCTTTGAATGAATTAATGTATCTGCTCCAATTGATTTTCCTGGTGTGAAGCCGAAGGGTGTAAAGCCGAAAGGTGTAAAGCCGAACGGGGTGAAGCCGAACGGGGTGAAGCCGAACGGTGCAAAGCTAAATGGTGTTGTTGTAATGCTTCCTGAATAAGGAGAAAATTCTCCACTTCCATTTTCATTTCTAGCTCGTACTCTAAAGTTCCAAACAAAGTTATTGTCTTGGCTTGTAAAATCTGCGTAATTTGTTCCAACTGATACAGTCTTATTTGCGTCTCCGCCTCCACCATTATCTTCTACATAATAATCAATAATTCCTGATCCACCGTCTGCTGGTGTTGACCAAGAAGCCCGATTGTTTTGTGCTCCGTTGTTTGCTGCTGATGGTGTTCCAATTGTAGCAGGAACTGTTGTTGCAGTAATGCTATTAGACGCAGCAGATGCTGGCGAGTTTCCAACTGCATTTGTTGCTATAACTGTAAATGTGTATGCTGTACCTGATTGTAGACCAGTTACAGATAGGGGAGATGATGCTCCTGACGCAGTGTATGATCCTGGAGAGGATGTTACTGTGTAGGATGTGGCTGCAGGTGAGTCTGCTGGTAAAGAAAATGTTACATCAGCACGTCCATTATTGAATGCACGACCTGAACCTACGTTTGTTGCGCTTACTGACGTTGGTGCCTTTGGCTCCAAAAAGTCATTTGCTGACTGTGATATTTTACCTGCTTTTTTACCTCTTGCCATTTTTTTATCCCCTTTATATTCTAATTATTTTAAATTAAGCTTTAAGATCTCCATAAACGACCCAAGTATTTGCTGCTCTCTTAAAGATAGTAGCAGATGACCACTGGGTACGTAACTTTAATCCTGGTGTTGCGTTAACTGTAACAGTTCCGCTAACTCCTGCAATTGATACTTCTCCAGAACCTGTCTGAAGAATATCTAAAGAAGTTCCTATTGGATAATTTACTGTTGCATCCTCTGGAATTGAAATTACGGCAGCTGATGCTGAGTTTACTTCAATTAAATCGTCTCTTTCAGTAAGAGATGTCAGTGTGTATGATCCTGTTTTTTGTACAATTGGTGTGTATGAATCTACTTTACCAGCTAATGCTGTTGTAATTGATGTTGCGTAGTTTTCATCGTCTCCAAGTGCTGCTGCTAGTTCGTCAAGAGTATTTAGTGCTCCTGGTGCTGATGCAATTACTGCATTAACCTGTGATGTTGCGTCTGCAATTGCTGCTGCTTGTGCTGCAGCTATTGCTGTTGCCTGTGCTGTTGATACTGGCTTATTGGCATCTGATGTGTTATCAACATTTCCTAATCCAAGAGATGCGGCTGTTACTGCAGCAACCTCTGACTTAAGTGCAAGTAATGAAGTGTCTGAAATACCGTGTACGCTTGTTGTATCTGCGGTGTGGGTATCTAAATTTGTTGCTGCTGTGGTAGCGGCAGCTGTAATTGCTGCTGTTCTAGCAGATGCTTCTGATGCAATTGCTGCACCTCTGGCAGTTGCTTCTCCCGCAACTGCGTTAGTAGCATATTCTTGAGTTGCAAGTAATGCTGTGTTTCCAATTCCGTGTACGTTCGTAGTGTCATTGTTATGTGAAGTTATTTCAGTGCTGACAAATGTCATTGTTGCCAATGCTGCCATGTCTGCTACTCCGTGAACGTTTGTGCTAACCTGACCGTGTGTTGAAATTCCTGCGACTGTCTGTGTTTGAATATCGTCTACATATTTCTTAGTTGATGCATCATAATCGGCTGTTGGTGTTGCAAGACCTGTGATTTTGCTATTACCCATTGCAATAGCGCCAGTCATTGTTCCGCCAGAAAGTGCTAATTTAGTTGCAATGCTACTGTTAATTGTAGTTACAAAATTTGCGTCATCATTGATGGCTGCTGCTAACTCGTTAAGAGTATCTAGTACTCCAGGGGCTGCGTCAATTACATTTCCTAATTGATTAATTGGCACCTGTCCTTGTGCATCTAGTGATGCAACTCCGTTGGCAACGCCTCTATCGGCTACCTCAAGATAGTCACTAAGTGTATTTGATAAGTCTGAAGGAACAACGTTTGCATAAGCTAGGGCTGTCCAAGCAGTAGAACCTGTTCCAATTTTAGTTTTTCTAGTATCTGACTCTACGCCCATTTCTCCTGCGGCTAGAGTTGGATTTGCTGCAGTCCATTGTGCTGCAGTACCTCTGCGAATTTGAATTCTTACTGTTGACATTTTATTCCCCTTTTACTGCTTTAGTTATGATATATTATATCATTTTTTTTTGTTATGCTATTGAACCTGAATCAAAAACAAGTTGAAATGAAGAGGTAGAGGGATCTCCACCACTAGCTACACCAGTTGTGCCTGAATTATCTACTCCGTTGGCCTGAACTGTGTATATAGGTTCTCCATTATAATCGATTGCCAGACCAAGGTCCATAAATGAAATTTCTTCAGATAGATTTGGGATATCTGTTGCAAGTGCAACGTTAACCCAAGCATTATCTAATTGAATTTGTAATTTATTTGATGCTGTATCGAATCTTAAAGGGGTTGTTCCTAATATGACTGAAGACTGGAATGTGGCAGATCCTGCGACATTGAGTCCGTTCTTTATTCTAAAGTTTTTATCTGTTGTTGCCATTTAAGTTCACATATCCCCTAATTGTTTTTTGGGGAGATTTCAGGCTCTCCCCTGGCCCTTTATTTAATTATTTAATTAATGTTCCAACTACAACAACTTCAGTGTTATTGTTTGCTGGGGTTACACGAATTCTTACATCTGAGCCAGAATAATCTGCAGTTACTGCAGCTAACTCTGTTCCGTTTGAGTATGTAATTCCATATTCAGAAACTGCTACGTTGTTAGAAGTATCAAGTGTAACTACTAGGTCTGATACCTGAGTGTGGCTACCATTTTTTGCTTTAACTACAAGCTTAGCGCTTCTGTAATCTTCTGCTGCCCATGAGATAGCAGTTGTTGCTGCAGCGGTTACAATATTTCCAGTTGTTGCTGCAACTTGCTTGGCAACAGAGTTGTAATTAATTGATGTAAATGCTGTAGTTCCGTTTTGCTGTGCTGTATTAGCTGCTGCTGCGGTTGCTTCTGCTGCTGCTTGAGCGGCGTTAGCTTTAGTTGTAGCGTCTGCTGCTGCAGTTGCTTCTGCTGCTGCTTGAGCTGCGTTAGCTTTAGTTGTAGCGTCTGATGCTGCAGTTGATTCTGCTGCTGATTGAGCGGCATCTGCTTCTGCTTTAGCAAAAGCTGTTGTAGCTATTTGAGTAGTATTTGTATCTGCTGCTGCGGTTGGCGCAGTAGGTGTTCCAGTCAACGCTGGTGATGCTAGAGGAGCTTTTGTTCCTAGAGCTGTTGTAATAGTTGTTGTGTAATTAGCGTCATCATTAATTGCTGCTGCAAGTTCATTTAATGTATTAAGAAGGTCTGGTGCGCCGTCTACTAATGTACTTACTGCTCCTGAAATTGCTGTATTACGATTTGAAACCTCTGCTGATATTGCAGATGAAAGAGCTGCTGCTGCAGTTGCTTCTGCTGCTGCTTGAGCGGCGTTAGCCTTAGTTGTTGCATCTGAGGCTGCTGCAGTGGTTGCTGCAGATTGTGCTGCGTTAGCCTTTGTAGTTGCATCTGCTGCTGCTGCAGAAATTGCTGCTGATTGAGCAGATGAAGCTGATCCATAAGCATCAAATACGTTAGCCTTTACTGTAAGATTTCCTGCACCATCTACTGCAAATGTTCCTGCGTCTACGGATTTTACAAGAGTGGCTCCTCCAACAAGGTTAAGGATATAGGCATCTCCGCCTGTTTCTGTAAGTATATTTTGGCCATTGATTGTACCTGTTGCGCCTTCAACTACAAGACCTGATTTGATTCTAAAGTTTTTTACTACTGTTGCCATTTTTTATCCCCTTTTACTGCTTATATTTTTATTGCTGTTCTAATATATCTTGCAGTAACTGCTGTACTCGTTGGAGTTACGCATAGCCCTATTATACCTGAATTTTCTTCAAATGTAACATTTGCAAGAGAAATATTTGTGTTAGAAATAATGTTTGACTGCGAGATGTTTATGTCAGTTCCATCATTAAGAACTACAATGTCTGATGTTTCATAAAGACTTCCTCTGGAAAGCTGTAACTGATAGTTTACTGTCCTGAAAGCTGTTTTTGAAAATGTATCTAATGTTGTTTTGTTTTCTATATCACTTACAGTTAAATCGTTGTTTCCTTCAAGGCCTAAAAGAGTAACTGTTTCGTTAGTGGTATTGGACAAGCTTGAAAGCGTTGTCTGTACCGCTGCTACTTTGTACTGAATTGAGTTTACGTCTGTTGAGCCATTTATACCAATTTTTGCTTCAATTGCTTCAATAGCATCATTGGCATTTATGTGTTGATCTGCGTGTGAAGGACTTGCTAAACTGCTCGTGCTTGTCGGGTTTGTTAAAGTGTCTAAGCTTGTTGGGAAACTAGTTGCCAATTGTGCCACCATCCATTGTTACTGCATTATTTATTATGTTTAGCTGCGAGTCTGGGACTCCGCCGTCATACCCAATTATAACAGGGTTTTGTTCTTCAATTATTGAATTTTCATTTATTGTTTCAAAATCTAATTCGTTTATGTCTACTGTATGTACGTTACCATCATAGTCATGTGTGTGTGGCAAAAAAGACAGATCTCTTGTTAAAGAAACCCACCCATTTCCATCATGTATCTTTAAGGCTCTGTCAGTTAAATTAAAAAACAAGTCTCCCATGCTTCCCTGTGGGTCGGAAGCAAGAGAAACTATGTTTAATAAAGATTTAACCTTTTTAGACATTTTAGCCTACTACGACAACTCTATATTGGCTAGCCGTAGGTGCTACAGCAAATCCTATTGAAACTATATCTAAAGTTGAGTGTGTTGTATCTACAATAACTTCTTCTTTACTTGATATGTCATAAACAGTAACTGCTATGTCTCTTGTATTTAAGAAATGAGATACTTGAAAAACAGTTGATAATCCATCTCCAATTGTTTCTGAGTATTTTCTTGCAATTGCATGGTAAGGTGATCCAGTGCTACCAAGTTTCCATTGATCTGCGGTTTCGTCCCAAAGAATTTCTGCGTCTGGGGCACTTCCTCTTTCTACAACGATTCCAGCATCTACAGTTGGTGCTCCTGTTGCATTACTGTTAAGTTTTACCTTGTTATCTTCAATATTAATCTGTGTTGTGTTTACAGAATTAACAGTTCCAATAACATTTAGGTTTCCGCCAACTTGCAGATTTCCAGTAATCTCTACGTTGTCTGGCAATCCAATTGTTACTGCGGATGTGTGTCCACTATTTGGGGAAACAGTAACTTCGTTTGCTGTTCCAACGATAGTTGCTACATAATCTCCTGTTGTTTGAGTATCTAGCGGGATGACTAAATTGGTATCGCTTGCTGCTGTTATTCTTCCTTGCTGATCAACAGTAAATGTTGGTACCTTGGTAATTGAACCGTATGTACCAGCTGTAACAGCGGTATTATCTAGGTCTATTGTTGTAGTTCCAGATGAATCGTCGTATGTAGCAGTTAGTGATTGGCCTCCAACTACATATTGACCAATTGCGTCTTGAATTACTTCTAATGAGCCAGAAGTTGAGATCCAGTTTGTTCCATCAAAAAAGTATAAAATATTATTTGATGTATTAAAATAAATCTGTCCTGATACTGGTGACGATGGTGCGCTTGCTAAATTTTGAACTCTAGCATTTAAAAGTTCATTTTTATTTAGATCAAGATTTACTACAAATTGTCTTGCCATTTTGTTTCTCCTTTATGACAGATATGCTGTCCCTGAAAATGGTTGAGCCATTCTCAGCGTTATTTTATTTAAACTGTTGTAATCTACTTCAGTTTCTAAGATATCTCCTGAACTAGCTTTTACTGTTACGTTTGGGCTAAATCCAAGATTGTGTGTTATTTCTATAGAATACACTCCTGCTGATAAAACAAGATTTTGTAAAGACCAAGAGCTAGAAAAAGCAAATTCTCCTGGAGTCTGAACTAATGTTATCTGTTGAGCATTGCTCCAAGACAAATCATTAAGTTTTGGTCCATAGAATTTTGTTGTAACAATATCATAATAGAAATCTCCAGTCATACCCAAATTGTTTGAAGGTGCTCCAGAGCCATTTAATATTGTTCTTCCAGCAGGTCCTTGTGGTCCTGGGGAATTAACAACTACTTGATTTTTTACTCCTGATATAAATACTTGCTCTGCCATCAGATGGTTACCGATCTGCTAAGAGATATAAAGCCTTCAAGTAGTTTTATTTTATTTGAATTGCTATCTGTAACCATTATGTCATATGATGACTTTGGATAAAATAACTTACTTGTTTGTGTTGGTGTCATCTTAATTGTTAGTTTACCGTTAGTGGGGTCTATTACAATTCCGCCAGATGGCGATGTTAGGGTAAAAGCTAATTTAGTTCCGCCTTTTAAATCACGGACTTGCATTTTTGCAGAAGCGCCAGTTAGATCTATGGGATTTCCATCTTGATCTTGATAAATTGCTTCAAACGTGTGGGTTGTGTTTTGATCCACTTCCCAATTTTTTTGTCCTGCCATTTGCTAGTACTCCTAAATAGGAAAACTCCTATGCCAATTTTAGCACAGGAGCTATCCTAATCGAGTAAGATTTATTTCTTGGTAAATCCAAAAGCTAGTTCATTTGGATTTAAGGCTTTCAAAATAACGGGTGCACAAGCTGCGATTCCGCCCATCAAAAGGTCTTTAGGGTTTGTGTTCCCTGTCATGTACAAGGCAATTGCCGCACCTAAAAAGTGGCGACCATAACTTGCTAGTGCTGCTAGAATTTTTTCTTGCATTTCTAATAGTCCATTCTGTTTAAGATCTTTTTTCATTTAGATCCTCCTATTTCTGAGCATTGCGCCCAGGAATTTTGGGTTTTACCCCAATTACATTATACTACCATAAATAAATATTGACAAACCTACCTAGTGCCCAGTCAGGGATCTCCATACATCTACTGTAATTTCATTTGCAATATAGAGAGCGGTTAAATTTAAAAAGATCTGAATGATAGGCCCAGAGTAAGACTTTTGTTTAGTATTCGGCAAAATGTTTCTTTTTACTGGGCGAATCATTAACTTCATGATGGGAACTTAATCTCCCCGTTATCTGCAAACACTAGTCCAAGGTGATCTCCTGGCTTTAGGTAAGTTTCATTTATTCCTTTTTGAGCCCATCCCCATTCATTTTTAGGAAAAGGAATTTCTTGTTTCTTTTTTACAAGAACTGCCCAGTATGCTTCTGCTGGAGGCATAGATTCACAACTTTCAACAGACTTATCTGGAAAACCATTTACTCTACAAACTACTGCATCTCCATACTTTCTTGTGCCTTCTATTTTATATCCAGCTTTTAATAAAACATCTAATGCGTTTGCTTGAAAATCTGAATTAACACAATGTGTTGCATCCACGGCGTCTCCTGGATAGTCTACAAAAACATTAATACATTCCTTGTTTTCTTTTTGAATAATTGAATACCCTGCAAAAACTAAACCGCAGGCTACTAGAATAGATAAAACTTTTTTCATACTACTCCTTTGTTAAGTTGTTTATTTTACAATATTTATGAAGAAATGTCTACTAGTTCGCAATTGCCATCTGAACTACAGGCAAGGGTGGCATTTGTAGATGTTCCGTCTTCTGTTTCGTAAAAATATAAGTCCGCCCATCTAATTTCTTTAGGCATTTTTGAAACTAGTTCTTCATATTCTAATTTAGAAACTTCTTGGTATGGAGCCTGCTTGTATGAGTGATCGGACATAGGCAAGAATGATATTCCAGAGACTTCATCAAAGTTTTTATATACCCAAGCTCCTACTTCCATCCATTCATCTTCTTTTACTGAAACTGTGATAGATGGCTTATGCTCACACCATGCACGTTGGTAAACTAACCAAATATTTAAGTGTTCAATTGCCGTCAAATCTTTTCTAACCACAGCCCCATCTGGAGCTTTTATTGGAAACGAAAATACATAGGTGTCGTTTGGCTTCATAACGTCATCCTCTACTGGAATTCCAACTTCTTTTAAAAATGTAGATATTGGATCTCCTTTTGAGCCACGAACTGTTCTAATGTAATACGGAGAATGCCAAGCATGCATTCCTGAAGATACTCCAACTAGTTGAGACACTGTTCCAGAGGGCTTTACGCATGTAATAGCAGCAGACTCTGGAATTCCAAGATTTCCTGCCTCTTTTTTATTTGTCTCTCTAGCTTTCTCTCTAAGAGTCATTAAGAATGCTTCTAAAGACACTAAGTCTTCTTTTCCAGACATAAACTGATGACCAAATTGTCCAGTCAGAGATACCCCTAGTAATCTTTCCTCTTCTGTGTTATCTTTCCAAATTTTACGAAGGTACTTAAAATTAGTAAGAGTAGACTGCCATGTTCCAAGAATTGTTGCTAGTTCTACTTTACGCTCAATATCTTTTTTTGTATCTTTTTCACGTAGTACGACTTCTGAAAGATTACAAAACTGATAAGGACGTAAAATAATTTCTGAACAAGGGTTAGTTCCGTAGTGTATATCTGGATCTCTTCTTCCATACTTGGCTGCCTGGGCTTGAGCTGCGGCCACATTGTATATACCTCGTTCTCCTGATTTTGAATCATATAAGGATTTCCATTCTGCAATAAATTGTTCCATCTCTGGTTTACGAGAATACGCAACAGAGTTATTTGAAAGAGCACGTTGTCCATTATGCTCCCACCAATTACCAGTTTTTGCTTGTGCCATTTCAATATCATTAATATTAGAAAGAGAAATTAATGCAGACCTTCTAACTCCACCAACTACTACAATTTCTCCAATCTTACACATAATGTCATGTGCCTCAATTGGTTTAAATGATCTACCTGCTGCAGATTTAAATTTTGCAATTGTAAAATCAAACAAGTTAACTAATGGCTGTGGTCCTGATGACCTACCACCCATAGTCTTAAGTCTTGCGCCAGCGGGACGAAGTTTGCTTACATCAATTGAAGGAACTTGACCAGACCAAAGAAGTGCAAGCAATTCACGAAACGCTTTTGCCCAACCAGACTTAGAATCTTCAACAATAATTACTGTTGTAGACTTTTCAAAAGATTCTGGAATCGCTGGAAGCTTATTAATGTATTTATACTCAACGGAAAATCCTACTCCCGTTCCACACATAAGTATATACATTGTTTCGTCAAATGATCGTGGAGAATCTACTGGTATAAAAGAACAATTGTATCCTGCAACATGATCTCTATCTAAAGCAGGTCCTGCTGTCATTACAGATCTCATTGATGGCATTACGTCACGATTGTAAACAGATTCTTTTAATTCTTTTAATAAATTTGGTTCTGGGACGTAGCCATTGTTGTCTTTAAGATACTTTATCATGTAGTCAAAATATCTATCTACTGTTTCTGCCCATGTCTCACGACGGTTTTCTTCTGAGATCCATCTTGCATAACGAGACAATGCAATAAAATTTTCATATGGGTTTTCAATAATTTTTGACATATATACCTTTTTCTTCGCTTAGCGTTTGATTATTTTTGGATGAGGTCTAAGTGTATCAAACTTTATTTATAAAAAGAAGTGTTTATAAGTTTTTTAAAAAATTATTATTACTCAACCAAAACAATGTTTAATAACTTAAATAGTTATATATAAACGCTAAATCATTACTTTACACAAAAAAATACTAGTTGACTAGATTGACTTATTCTTGTTTCTAATGGTATTATTATAGTTCGTTATCTCTAAAGGAGGAATGCCAATGGAGAAAATTAAAGAACGTTTGAGTGATGTAGTCCATAACTGGATGGCAATAGGAGTAGTAGTACTATTTTTATTTTCCGTCCAACCAGGGCCTACGGCTTCTCAAGCTTTAACTGTAGAAATACAAAAAACTGAAAAACAACTAAAAAGAGAAATACTAGATAAGTTCAGCAATGAAACTTATAAGCACTCTCAAATGCTTGCCCCAGAAGATTTAAAAGATTTGCTGTGGGCTGTTGGATTTGAAGGAGCTGGTTTAAAAACAGCTTGGTCTGTTGCAAGGGTAGAATCAAACGGAAGACCGCTTGCTCTAAACGACAACAAATCGACTGGAGATAAATCTTACGGAATTTTTCAAATCAATATGCTAGGGAAACTTGGCGTAGACAGATTAGAAAAATTTAATTTAGTTTCAAATAAGGAATTATTTGATCCAGTAACAAACGCAGAGATAACGTATTTTATGACTAAGGGCGGTAAAGATTGGTCATCATGGTCTGCTTCGACAGGCAAAGCCCAGGATATTGTAAAAGATTTCCCTAAACAATAAGGAGCCATATTGAAAAAGATACAAATCGTATCTAAATATATAGCCCTATCGGAAGAAGGCCTTGTTCCTAGACTTGAATGTCCTATGGATCAAGGCTTTCTTATGCCTAATGTAGATTTAAATGATAGAATATATTTATACTGCCTTTCTTGCAGTTACAAAACAACAATTGGGAGTAACCGTTATGAGTCTATTGAAAAACTTGTTAAATCAAGAAGTTCCGACTGACGGTGGTCAAATAAAAGAAACAGACTCTATGGGTCGAGAAATATTTTGGCTAGACATAGGTAGACCTAATGAATGAAGAAAAAGAGCCTTCTCAAAACTTAGAAGATAACCTTCCAATGGTTAATTATATTATGTTGCACAGGATATACGACCTGTTAGTGCTAATATCAAAATCAGTTGCTGAGCCAGAAGAAGTTCAAAAAATGATTGATTATCACGAAAAAGGTTTTTTGCTTGGAC